GAGCGTATTCACCTACAACAAGACGTATATTCTTTTAGGAGTCTATAATGGGCAGACCAAGCAAACAACAACTTGATGCGGTAATGAAGAAACGTGAAGAGGAACGTGGACCCGGACTGTTTAAACGAGCATTGGGACCTGTATGGGGTGGTGTTAAAGCTGTTGGTGGACCTATACTAAGTGATTTGCAATGGTTTAGTGCAGGTTCATCAGAAGCTATGCAAGCTATACCTAGTGTACCCATACCCGGACAGGAAGATAAAAGGTGGAGTCCATATAGTGGTATAATGGGTGGCTTAGTACGACAGACTCCATTTGGTGTGGCAAGTATGGCTCTTCAGTTAAGTGGACAAAAAGAAAAAATACAAAGAGATTTAGAAGCCCAAGGAAAGCCTAGTTGGCTTGTTGCTCCACATGAAGCATTTACAACTCCTGAGATGGAAGCTGGTGGTATACGTGATATAAAAACTGCTGAAGGTATGAGACAGGAAGAGATGGGTAGACAGACAAGAGAGGCTTTTAAACAAACTATTCCTCAAATGGACCCATTACAGTTTATAAATCCAGTAACTGGTTATTTGGAAACAAGAAGACGTTTGAAAGACCCAATGATGGAAATACATAAACAGCGTCCTGAAGCTGAACAGGCACAGATGCAACTACTAAGTCCATTTGAAATAGCTACAGCACCTATACCTATTGAGAAAGCATTGAAAGGTTTAAGGTATGCACCTAAAGCATTACAAGCAGGTAGAGCAGGATTGGAAGCTGCAGGAGTATTGAAAGCCCCTCTAAAGCCTGTAATCAAACTTGCTAAGTATGAAGAGATTGTACCTAAAGTACAGAAAACTCCTAAAGGGGAACGTCTTTTCAATGTCCGGGACGGAGAGCCTTTAGATGCTGCTACTATTCGCAGGATTGAAGCTGGACCACCACAAGGTAAAGTATATAAGGTTCCAGAACAGGAGTTTGCAGATATGCAAGCCCGGATTGAACTTGATACAGAAGATTTAGTATCTCCACTATCAAAGTTTTTTAGGAAACTTGGTATAGGAAGAAAGTTAGAAAAACAAGCTGACCCTAATGTTATAGGTACTGGCGAGAATCTTTTGCTTGATAGGTTTGCTAGACCTCTTATGACAAGAGATGAATGGATGATATTAAAAGAAGGAGATACTGCAATAAAGGCTCCTAAAGGTTTTGAGGATGTTGGGAATGTAGTACGTGAAGCAACAGATGATAATGTTGTATGGGCACAAAAATGGGATGCAGAAGTTGAAGCAGGTATAAAACATCTTGATAAGTTTTCTCAAAATGCACCTGAATTAATAGAGCATGGTTCAAGTTTAATACCAGCACTAAGGTCTGTAAGTAAGTTCAGGGAAATATATAACGATTCATGGAGACTGTTTCAGGATAGCTTGGACCCTGACAAGATAGATAGACTAAATCAAATACGAAACGTAGGTGGAGATATATTCAGCAAAGATTTCCTTGACTCTAGCCAACGAAAGTTATTAAAAGATATGAATCCTGCAGATGTATTAGGACAGATTAATAAAGATTATTTAAAACTTCTTAGAGATACACCTCTTGGTAGTGCAAGACGTACTCCTGAATATAGAGGAAGGATGCAGGAACTTCTTAATAGTGTAGATGAAGTACTTTCAATATCAGGATATGAGAAGAAAGGTAATAGATATATTAGGTTTGGTAAAGAATTAGAAACTATGCCAAAGATGGCTAAAAGACCCGGTGTTCAGTATCAGGTAGGAGTGCAGCGTGGTGGTCGTGGAGGTATATGGAGAGGACAGGAAAGAGGATTTGAAGAAGGTGTAGACGTAGCAAGACCAGGAAGTAAACCTGCTATCAAGAACGCACAGGATGTTCTTGATAATTTAGATGATATTAGAAGACAGATGTATAATTATTCAGGTAAACCCGGAAGGGAATCTCCGTTTATGTTTTTACCTAGGATAGCAGATGAAGGACATGTTATTGAAAAAGGGAATAAGGTCTGGGTCAAAACAGGTGGTAAGTACCAGCCTAGGATTCCTAGAAAAGAACGAGGTAAAACAAGCATAGGAGACTTAGAACAAATGGGATGGACAGAAGCACTTAAACATGCTTGGACAAGTGTACGTGCGAATCCTTTACTTGGTAGATATGCAATACCTTTAGATGAAACAAAACTTCCTCCAAAAAGTTTTGCAGAATCATTATTAGATAAATCAAGGATACCAGAGGTAAGAGGGCAGTTAAATCAACTTAAACAGATAATAGAAAAACTCCCTGTTGCAGCAGGAAAGAGAACAAAAACAGTAGAAAAGATAAGGGCAGCAAATGCAAGACGATTAGCCAAGCAACAAGGTTTTTCCGAAGCTGAGATAAAAAAGATACTTTCAGGAGAAAGTCCTAATTTCTTGGATGAACCTATTAAAAATAAGTTTGGTGCTGATGCAGAACGGTTTGCATCTCTTATTGACGAGATATTTATAGCTTCTAAAAATAGACTTAATGAGATATATAAGGGAGAACTGAATGGTCTTGATAGGGAAGTAGTTGACCTTCTTAACAAGATAGATGGATTTCAAGACCCTAGGGCTATACAGAAAAGTATAAACCAGTTATCAAAAAAGATGGGGACTGATATAGCAAATTGGGATAATGGGGGGCTAAAGGGTATATATGATTTGGCAAATGCAAAACTTGCATTTAACGCTATGTGGAATGAAGGTATTGCTCCGGGTAACTATTCTATAAAATTAATGGGTAATATGTTTGGTGCAGATGTAGGCAGGGCTTTTCTAAAGCATAGACAGAACTCTATAGCTAACTGGTTAAAGTGGCTTACTGATACCAGTTTCGGAAAAAAACTTGGACTTGATGGACTTGAAAGAGCAGCATTTCCAGAAAACTGGTTAGGTCGTGGGGCTGTAGCTACTGGCGAGTACTTTGGAAGAATGACTCCCGGTGAACTCGCTATAGATATGCTGATGATTCCAAAGACAGTACGTGCTTCCTTTGACTTATCAGCACCGTTAAGGCAGGGACTTGTATTATTATTTCAAGACCCGGTTCTATGGGGTAAGTCTTTTAATACTATGCTCAAGCTGGCACTTCCGGGAGGAGAAAGAGGAATACTGGCTATGGAAAATGCTATGACCCGTAGTCCTAGATATAGAATGTTTACTGATATAGCAGGGCTTCAGCTTACTGAGTTAGGTAGTATGGGTGGAAGAACCAAGATGGAAGAAGCATTTCTATCTGGTCTTGCAAGTAGACTTCCCGGTGTACGTGCATCTGAAAGAGCATATACCGGATTTTTAAATAAGTTAAGATTCGATACGATGGATAATATGATTAGGAATCTGGAGTTTAATCTTGGAAGACCACTCAGTCCAAGGTCTAACCCAGAAGATTTAGACAAGATGAAAAAACTTGCGAGTTTTATTAATAATGCTACAGGTAGAGGAGCACTTCCTTGGGATAAAGGTGGAGATGTTGCAATATGGAAAAGAAGTTTAACTACTGTTGCAAACCTAGCTTTCTGGTCCCCACGTTTCTTAACATCAAGAATAATGTTATTGCCTTCTTCTATTCAGGCTTCAAGGGCTATGGGCAAAGGTATGCCTGAAGCAGTAACTGGTGCAGTAGCAAGAACTATGGTGTCTTGGATAGGTGCAGGTGTAACTACACTTGTTATGTTTAAGTATCTAGTTCCCGGTGCTGATGCAGAACTTAATCCAAAAAGTAGCAACTTTGGAAAGATAAAGTTAGGTAATTCATATATAGATATATGGGCTGGATTTGGACCTATAGTTAGGGCTACATTAGGTTTGGCTGGAGTTGATAAAGTTACTGGTACTGGTAAATATATAGAAAGGAAACCTTTTGAAGATACAAAAAATATACTAGGAAGATTTACTCAAAGCAAGTTTTCTCCTACTGGTGGTGCACTATTTAAATATGCACCGATAATAGGAACAAAGAAAGGATTCTTTGGAGAAGATGCAGATATCATGGCAGATATGAATAAGTCTCCTTTCGACCCTACAAGTGTATGGGGACAGCTATTTGCACCTATGATGTATGAAGCTATATTAGATGCAAAGGATACCTATATGACTCCTATGGTTCCTGAAGATATCGCAGCTAAACATGGTATAGATACATCCGAACCTAGAACTGCTTGGAACCAGTTTATGGGAATAGCGGCAGGTATTTCTTCTACACTTCCTGAGTTCTTTGGATTCAGCGGTGCTACATATTATACAAAAGATGATATAGCAAAGGAACTTACAAGGAATTGGGATGAGCCTAGAGGATATGAAGAACTTCCTCAGATGGGAAGAGAGCCGGGTATAATATCCCAGCAGAGAGTCAAAGGACTTATAAAGGATATAGATGCTGCTGCAGGTGTAGAGTATACTAAAGGTGATACCGGAAGGATGCAGGAATTAAGAGATGAGGAACAGACATCTATACGTAACCTCGGAACCATGCTTGTCAAGGTTGGAGATGATACCAAGAGTGTCAATGAATGGATACAACTTAGTAGAAGAAACGAGATTCCTCTTCCCCGTAGTGTATCAAAGAAGGTAACGGATGAGTTCTATGATATCAGAGGAGAATATGGAATAAGAAGGAATGAGGTATTGTATGGAAAGAAGTGGGCAAGGAAGAGGACACCACAGGAACTTTCACGTATGGGATATAAGCAAAGGATACTTCAGCAGTACAGAGATGAATCAAGTGAAGCCAGAGGCTCAGATGAATATAATGCAGTTATAGATAAATTTGAATCCATGCTGCGTAAGTCGAAACATCCTGAAGCATTGCAGACTATAAACTGGATACGGCTTCACGCATATGATATAGATATACCAGAAGACATTCTTGTGTTATTACCTAGAACAAGTCAGTTTAAATACGGCTTGGCAAGAAGGATTAGAGAGAAGGGATTTGCACAAAATATGCCAACCGGTGAAGAAAGATTACCGATGGTAGCAGGAGAATAGACATTGACAATATCAGCTAGTGTAACTAAAATTTGGAATAATGGAGGGAATATATGGTTACAGAAAATGAACAGGTAGGGACTACAACTGAATCTCAAGCAGAGGTACAGATAGAAGATAATACGCAGGAACCGGTAGCAGAAACTACTGAACAACCTGTAGTAGAGGCGACTGCCCAGTCTACTGAACAAGTAGAACAGCCGGCAGTAAAGGCAGAACCGACTGAGGAACCGGAACAGCCAGCACAGTTGAATCAGATGCAGGGTCAGATGACTCAACTGCAACAGACAATACAGCAGCAGCAACAGCAGTTGCAGTATTTTAATGAACTTGATGAGCAGAACAAAGCACAACAACAGGCTGCAGATTACCAGAGGAGACTGGAAGAGCAGGGATATATGCCGGAACAGGCACAGGTTGTCGCTCAAAACTATGCTACTCAGGTACAGCAGACTCAACGTCAACAGGCTGAAGCAAAAAAACAACAGGAATATAGAGAAGGACAAAGAAGTGCTTCTGTTTATTTTGCAAAAAAATATAATCTTGGTGTTGACGATATAGGAAACCTTGAAAGATTCAATACTCCACAGGATATGGAGGTTGAAGCTAAAAGGATGAAAGAATTTAGGGATACTAAAGCTGAACTTAATGCACTCAAAAAAGCACAAGTCCCTTCACAACAATTTGATACCAATCAACCTGCTGCAAGTGCATCAGGTTCGGAGGAAGAACTCCTTGATTCGTATAACGCAGGGGTAAGAACCCCTCAAACCGAAGCAGCAGCCAGACGTGCTGCCGGACTAGGCTAAAATCTATTACCAATAGGAGGTAATCATGCCACAGACTTCGACAACTGGGAATTTAGAAAATGCCCAGAAAATAATTATAAGTGCTGCTCGGTACACCGAGGAACACAACGCACCTGCTTTGGCTCTTATAGAGAGTTTTAGCCTTGGAAAAGGCGAGAAGCAAGTGACTGTCCCTAAAGTAGGACAGATGACTATGTCAGACCTGCAAGACGGTGTTGACATAATAGATGAAGAAGATATTGGAATGACAACTGTTGACCTTACTGCGTCTGAAGTAGGGGCTAAAGTTATCATCACCGATAAACTTCTAAGGCAATCGGCAGTCAACGTAATGTCTATCATAGGTAGACAGTTGGGTGACGGTATGGCTAGAAAGAAAGATACAGATGTTCACGCATTGTATTCTGGATTCAGTACTAGCCTTGGTGCAGCAAATACTACCATGTCGCTTGCTAATACAGCAGGAGCAATTGCTTATGCTAAAGCAAATAAATTTGGTAGTCAGGTATATATAATCCAGCATCCAAATGCTGTGTTTGATATAGCTAATACTGCTGTAACAGCATCATCCACATACCCTGTACCAAAGGGTTGGAGTGAGGACTTACTAGGTGAATTCTTCAGCGGGTTGCGACCTCTTAATGGAGTAGCTATCTTTGAAGATGGTAACTTAACTATTGATGCTAGTGATGATGTAGTTGGTGCAATAGCTGACAAGAGTGCTTTATGTGTACTCAATAGTGTAACAACTAAGACAGAAAGGCAGAGAGATGCATCTCTAAGAGCAACAGAAATCATAATGACTTCTGATTACGGTGTGTTTGAACTTGATGACAGCCGTGGTGCTTCTCTTACTATGGATGCTTCTGCTCCTTCAACTACTGCGTAGGGAGTTATAAATGACATCACGTAATGAATTAAGGGAAGATTTGGTCGGGGCAGGTTATTCAGTTAAATATCTGGATGACTGGCAGCCCAAGACCACTCTATACAGGCATAAGCCTCAATATAATACAGAAGGACAAATAGTATTTGATGTCGGCAGTACGGTAGAAAAGGTTCCGGGAAATCCGGAATATGTTCTACGTAAGGCTAGGCTTGGTTTATTTAATAAGCCACCTAGTGATACGTGTGAGTGTAGGTGGTGCAAGGAGAGGGCTACATCTACACCCAAACGTGACGGTAACGGAAAGTTTGTTAAAAAGCAGGATAACGTGTAACGATTGACCGAGCGTTAGTCTGTTAAATAAATATCGGTTGGTCGCAGGGCTTGACCCTGTAATTAAATAGGAGGCATATTATTATGTCATTCGGTGCAATACAAAGTGGAAGATATGGTTTTGAAAAACAAACCAATTCAAAAAAAAGGCAGGTCTACGGAGCCACAATGGCTTTGCCAGACGGAAGAGTATTCCGATACGTAGAGAATGGTGGAACTGCTATTGGAGAAGGACTGGTTGTAGCCAGCGAGGCTCCTGCAGGAAACCATGACGAAGACTTAGTAGTAGCAACAAGTGGTTCGGCTGGTGGATTTACCATCGGTGTGACACTTGGCGGTACTGCTGCTGCAAAGAACTTATATCAAGAAGGATATATGTTCTCAAACTTAGCTTCTACAACTCCACATGAGATGTATAAGATTAAGTCTCATCCTGCTATATCATCTAGCGGTACAGGAACTATTACGATAGATGAGCCAGACGGATTCCAGACTGCTATCACAGCAGGTACGGATACCGTAGGTCTTATCAAGAGTCCATACAAGGACATTGTAGTTGCTCCTGCAGCAGTTGCAGGACGATTTGTAGGTGTGACTTGTGCTGACCTTGAAGCTGACTATTACGGTTGGGTACAGGTAGCAGGTCTAGCTTCTGTCAAAATAGATGGAACTCCTGCATTTGGTACACTTGTAGGTGCAAGTTCAAACCACGCAGGACAACTTCTTGCTGTTGGTGCAGATACTACCCCTGCTTTAGGAAGAATACACGGGAAAGCTGGTGTGGATAACGAGTTCCATACAGTATTCTTGATGAACCTTCACTAATGACAACTGACTTATGGACACCACAGGGGGTAGTTAAATTAAATACTACCCCTAGTGGGTACAATGCAGTAACAGGGGGAAGTGTAGTCGCTCATACCTTTAGACTTGAGGATAAGGATACTGGTAGGAAGACTATCATAAAGGTCTTAGCTGATGACAACACAGACCCTGCACATATAGAAGATATGGCAGCCCAATCAGCAGAAGAATGGTTTAACAAGATAAGAGCAGAGGGTAGTAAGAAGGCTCCTACTGTTAAACAGAGAAAGGAAATAGGAAAGATTCTTGATGATATCAGAAAGAACTTTAAAAAGAGAAGACAGAGTAGCAATAATAAGATACTCTACAATGGATTAAAATAGGGGAGAATTTTATGACAACAGAACCTAAGTCGATTAATATTACAAACGATGATGTACAGTCAGTACTCAATACTGAGGCTGGTAAATATCAGTTGCAGATAGCTGCTCTTAGTAGAACTCTTGGTGAACAACAAAAAGAGATTGAAGAACTAAAGGAGAAGTCCTGTAGCTGTAACGAATCGGAGGAAGAAAATGCCGATTAAAGTTGGGAAGCGTACTTTTAAAAAGCAACCTAAAAAGGCAAAGGCTTATGCCAAGAAGACTGGCAAGAAGATGACAAAGTTAAAGTATTAATTGGCTCCTATGGAGTTATTAAATGCCTACAATTCAGGGACGGACACGTAAACAATTACGGCAGAGTATCGGCTATAACCTAGGAGTTATGCGGATAGGTACTGCTACGGGTAGTGGTAGTACTACTACACTTGTAGACTCATCTCTTACTACCGTTATAGGTGGGAATGATGACCACATAGGTAAGTGGATAGTATTTACTTCCGGTAATAATGACGGTGATATAGCAAGAGTAACAGATTATTCTGCAACATCTCCTGATACTACGCTTACATTTGTAGCAGATGCAGGTGTTAGTGTAGGTACATCTACTGCATCAAGCGATACATACGAGTTATGGGATATGGATTATGACCCTACTAGAATACATGACTTTATGAATCAGGCTATCATCAACGCTACAGGACATGTATATGACCCTGTAGAAAAACTGGACTTGCACTCTGATGGTAAACAACTACGGTTTGATATACCTTCAGGGCTATCTATGATTCAGGATATATACTATAGGGATGAAGTAAGTTTTACCAGCTTGAAAGTATTAGGAAGTACTTGGACTGCAGGTGGAAGTGTGACTAACACCGAAACATCCTTAGATACTGAGCATAAAAAACAGGGTACATCTTCTTTAAGATTTAAATATGACGATGCAACTGGTGTAACAGCCGGTCAATTTTTATATAACAACCAGTCACAGTTAACTGACAAAGATTTAAGTGACTATGATTATCTAGAGTTTTGGATGAAATCAACTATAGATATAGCAGCCAACACATTTAAAGTACATCTAGATGATGGTGCTATTACTGCTGATGGTAACGATAAAGAAAGTATAACTCTTACCAATGCGTTATCAGCAGATACATGGACATTTGTACGTATTAAACTTGCCAACCCGGAACTAGATACCGCAATAGATAGTATAGGTTTAGAGTATGACGTAGATTCTGGTGGTGGAGTTTTATTCCATGTATGGCTAGATGATATCAAAGCTGTAAAGAACGATAGTGCCCGTTGGAAAAAAGTACCTAGAAATCTATGGAAGATAGATAGAGAAGCTAACGATATAGTGTTTGATTCCTACTTTAATGGGCTTGTATCCTATGATTTGTTAAAACTGGTAGGTGGAGATAAGCCAGCAATACTTAGTGCTGACTCTACTGCTACTGAGATAGATGACCAGTACGTTATAGCTACGGCTACTGCCCTAGCTTTTTCGTCTTCATCAGGTGGTCCTTCAACAGACCCGGAAGCACGTAGGCAACAGGCAGCTTTCTGGTTTGGTATATCAGAGCAGAGTAAACGTGCCTTCCCTATGCTTAGAAACGTAAGGAATGTAGGTTAATGGCTAACAAGGTATCTACGAGAAATGAAATATATTTAAACGGTACGTACTATCCCGTAGAACGTCCGGTACAGAGCGTACTTGCATCTATATACCCAAGTAAGGTAGTCATAGGTGATACAAGTAAAGACTCACAGTTACGTTCTTCTATCATAGCGTGGTCTGACTGGCGAGGTGGAATAGGTATAGACAGGATGGACGGTGGTGAGACAAGCAGGGCATGGTGGAGTGACTGTCAGCTTAGATATAAGAACCACTTAGTACTAGGAAATCTAGCAACACAGACAGATACCCATGCACATGGTCTTGCAACCGCAGGTGGCGGTACAGGAATAGCTGTTATAAACGAGTTCAATGACCAGATATATGCAGTATGGAATGACTCTGCAGGTAATGCTCCCAAGATATTTGTATATAACAATACAGAAGATTACTGGTGGGATGGTGCTACAGAAGACAACTATATAGGTCAAAGGGCTGGAGATACAGGATTAGAATCATTAGATGCACAGGTAACAGACTCTCTTAACTTCACAGATAGGAGTGGGACTAACTACCTAGTACTAGCACACTATGATGGTAGCGGTACAAGTGGGTACAGTTATGCAACAGTACCAAGTTATATTGCTGCATCTACTACTGCAGCAGTATGGGCTTTTGACAGTACTCAGGGAGCAAAATATCTAGCAGATTGGGACGATAGATTATGGGGAATATCACACACAGGACAGCTATGGTACTCAGTAACCCTAGGTACAGAGGTAGCTGATGCTCAGTTGCCCCTACCTGCAGGATATGTAACCGGATTATTTGTAGCCCGTGACTCACGGGGAGAACCAATACTATATGCAGCTTCTAAAAAGGGATTATGGGCACACGATGCCATGCACGCTAGGTTTGTAAAGACAGAGATGGAGTTTCCTTTCCATCCACATGGTGGTAAAGGAACTGAAAGGTGGAGGGAAAGTATCTATTTCCCTAGTGGGCTTGGTATGTATAAGTACGTCAACGGTTCTAATGCAGTACTATCGGTAGTTGGACCGGATAGAGATGACGGATTACCTGAAGATAAAAGAGGAACTATAATGCTGATGGAAGGTACTCATAACGAGTTGCTTGCAGCCGTAGATGCTACCACAAACCCTAGCATAACCTCGTCTGACAGCGTTCCATACCAATGGAGAGGTGGAGGTCCAAGTGGACACGGTTCTCCTGTCATAGATTCAGGTACAGGATACAGTACCATACTCGGATATAACGAATTAGGGTGGGAAGCCAAGTGGCTTGCACCTACAGCAGGTAGAAGAATAGATTCCATGCACGTTTCCAATGCATACTCTGATGTGAACGAGAACTATAGGTTATGGTTTGGATTCGATGATGCCGTATACTACATGAAACTACCAGTAGATATTATAAACCCTTCAATGGTAACAGAGTTTGAATATGCAACGTCAGGAAACCATGAGACTCCTTGGTTTAATGCAGGACAGAGTGAGATAGAAAAGTTAGCACTACAACTAAAGGTTGAAGTACAGGATTCTTCTTCATCAGAGACAATACAAGTACAGTATGCTACTGACTATGCAGAAAGTTACACATCTATGGGCACTATAACTAGTGATGGTATAACAACATATACATTTGGGTCTAATGTAGGAACAGCATTTAGGTCTATAAAGTTTAAGCTAACCTTATCCCGTGCTAATTCTACTACTGCTGATAAGAAGAAAACTCCTGACTTAGTATCTATGACCCTAGTATGGAGAAAGAAACTAGAAGCTAAGTATGCTCATCAGGTTGGAATCAGTTTAAACAGGCAGTACAAGGGCAATACACCCAAGCAACTTAGAGAAAATCTTATATCTGCTATAGAAAGCAGTACGCTAGTAGAGTTTACGTTCAGAGATGACGATAGTACAGAGAGGAACTACTACGTAGATATCACATCAGCCACAGGTATGGAAGCTACAGGCTATGACGAAAGAGGTTCAAGCACAATAATGCTGGTGGAACCATGATAGTAAAAAATAGTACAACAACAGTCAGTACTGCAGGTACTGAAGTACAGCTTTCCAATACTACTAGCCGTGTATTCTGGATAAAGGTCAAGGCACTCGCAGCAAATTCAGGCATAGCATATCTAGGTATAGCAGGAAGTATAACTTCAGCTTTAGGATACGAGTTATCTGCAGGTAATGAGATTGAAATAAACTTTTCTGACATAGGTGGAAGTATAGTATTCAATACCCTATGGGCAGATGCAGCTACCAACGGTGATAAGCTGGCTTGGATAGCATTGGTGGATGGATAGATGACTACTCAAAACTATAATGCCATAACTCTTCCGCCCGGTTGGGAAGGAAGTAAGCCTGAGTACCTATGTTATACAACTCTCATAGATTTAGGTAAAACACCTAATGAGGATTTCACTTACCAGTCTCCACTCATGGGTGGACGTATGCAAAAGGGAGGATTGGTACTCGACTTTGAATTTATAAACCCACCTGACTTGGCAATCAATGTGCAGGGGGTGTATTATCATTATCAATTCGGTGTAGAAACAAGAGCCAGAGACTTGATAGCTAGGGCACAACTGGCAGGACATGGGGTAAGGTTGATATTTATAGACGATGATGACTTATTACGTGACCCGAAGTATCATATAGAAGAGGCTTTAAAATATAGGGACCACTCACAATTAGGGTCGCTCGGAGGTTAATATGGCTGTTAATTTTAGAGGATATTTATTCCAAGATGATGGTGATGCAGTAAACGGTGCAACAGTACAGTTATTAGAGACTGGTACTACTACCGTAGAAGCATCAACAACCACAGACAGTAATGGCTTGTGGTATTTTAATGAGGGGGACCAAGACAAGTACGATGTAAAGATTACATCGGGTACATCTGTCCGGTATATAAGATGGGATGACCAGATATCTCTTAAAGAGATAGATATACGTAACAATACAGGCAACACAACCCCTGCTGCTACGTTCACAAACCTCACTAATAACGCAGCTAATCAGGTAGCTGTATTCAGCGGTGCTAATACTACCAGAGCAGACGATGATGAGATATATACTTCCTTTAAGCTGGCAAATAGTGCAGCAGAATTGATTGAATATGGACGTATGACTGTTGTTGCTAAAGATGTAACAGATGGTACAGAGGATGGACAGATTGAGTTCGATGTCATGAAGGCAGGAACCCTTACCAAGGTATGGACAATCACATCAAGTGATGCTGCTGCTATG